ACAGATGCTTACTGGTTGTTAAACGCAATCAGAGATATGGCAGGTTCTAAAATGTCCAAGGATGCAAAAGTAAGTTGGAGTTTTAATTCAAGGGAGGTAGCGTAATGGAAAATACAAATGTATATGAAAAAGCATTAAAACACTATGACAGTGGTTTATTTTTACAATTAGAAGGTTCTAGTGGCAGATACTTTGTATCTACTTTTATAGACAGTGGCATTTTAAAAATGTTAGATGAAGAGGGCAATACTGTTGTAGATGGATATGGCAGAAAGATTACTCTAAAAAAAGCTGTAATTGACCATGACAGAATAAATGAGTTATGGAAAACAAATTTTGAGTTTATGGAAGAAATTGAGGAGGTAGCATAATGCCAACCACAATCATGTACGATGTTTACCAATACATTCCTAGTTATGGCAGACATGGAGAAAACCTTTTTGTAGCTACTTATCGCAACAAAGCCGATGCTACTAATCGCAAAGAAAGAGATTATAATAGAAACATAACCAGTCATATAGTTGAAAGATTGGCAAATGTTGATCCTAAAAAGGTTTTATAATGTTAGATACAATTACAATCGAGTATAAACTCGAAAACGCTCCTACCAAGGAATATCCTGAAATGGTTAAAGACTTGGTAGACAGAGCCAATGATCGCAAACTTTATTTTGCTATCAATAAAAATCAAAGCATGGCGTTTAATGATACAGAAAGAGAAATCATTATTGAGGCACTATCAAAACTGGGTTTACCTTTATTAGACAAAGACAAACAAACCCAAGAAGAAAAAGTTAAATATCGCAAGATTGAAGAGATCATACACAAACTAGCCTTTGGCAAATGAACCTACTCAAAGCAATTATTCTTGATACTGAGGATGGTGAAATCGAAGTCTCCACTCCAACTGTCAAAGCAAAATCTTTTGTAGGTGCATTACGCAAGTTTAAAGGTGAAGAAGTGTTAGGAATCTTAAAAATAGAAGATGACACTTACATGGTTTTTATTGAGGAATAAAGCGTGTAAACTTCTTATGTGACAATTCATAAGTTAAATAACTATCTATTATCAATGCAATCGCATTGGTCAATCATGCACAGCACACATCAAGCAGTCGAAGAATCCTTACCAATCTTATCTAAGTTTTCTTCCAGTGATGGTGTAGATCGTATGCAAGAAACACCACTGAAAAAACACATCACCAAGATACATCCTGACATTTACAAAGTGCCATTGTTTAGACGAAAGTTTTGCAAGATGTTAGTCGATGAAATCAAAACAATGAAATTCCAAGCCAACGATGATGAAGATGAGCTTAGGCAAATACCTGAAATAGTGTTAAGAGATCAAGTGCCTGAGTTATATCGCAACATGTGGTTCGTGGTTCAAACAGTGCTTAACCCAATTATCTATTCTATTTGGCAACGCAACTGTTCCAACATAGGTTCAGTGCAAATAGCCAATTACAATCTTAAAGACAAACAACAAGGTGCTTGGCACCACGATGAATCAGCAGACATCAGTGTGGTGGTACCACTAAACACTGGTAAGTACAAAGGTGGTGGCACTGAGTTTCATAACTATGGTGAAGTCAAACCTTTACCCACAGGTCATGCACTGATCTTCCCTAGCTTTACCCACATGCACAAAGGTTTACCTGTAGAAATGGGTGATAGATACCTATTGGTTTTTTGGTTGTATGATCGAAAACGAATGGAGTGGTTACTGGCTAATGGATCACCATAGATCGTGTAACTCAACTAACTGAGTGCCATGCACATTGTAAGGCTTGTAATCTTTCTTGTGTTCAGCTTCTAGCAAAGTATGTAGTGCTTGCTCATTCTTAGCTCTGCCATACTCCAAGGCTTCCTCAGACATCGTATAAACAACATATGGATATGGATGAGCCTTTTCCTGTGCCAAGAACGAAAATCCCTCTACAGGCAATCCTAGGCTCTTACAGGCATCTACATACAAAGAAGCCTGCATATGATACCTATAAACATTAATCGCTTGTTTAAAGCCTCTAGGTGAAGCATCACGACAGGTTTTTAAATCCCAAACATGCCTACCATCGTACCAATCAAAACGAGACTTAAAGTTTTGCCCATACAATTTATAACAAACAGTTAATTCAGTTTTATCGTTGACATTGCTTGGAATAAAATTTTGTACCACTCTTCGTCTTTCCATGCACACATCGTACAAGTCTTGGCTGATTGCAGTTCTGTTACCGACAGTTGCCATAAAATCTTCATAGGCTTCTTTGCCTGCTTTGGTTCTACGATCTAACGCAGGTTGTATGACAAAATCATCATCAAACTTGTGGTTCTCTAAAAACACTGTGTGTTGTACTCGACCTTCTAACAGAGCAGGTGATTCAGTAAATCCTGATCTATTCTTCCATGTGTACACACATTGATCGACTTGCTTTAGGTCTGAGGCTCGATACGCAGGTATCTCATTGTATTCCTCAAAGGGTAAGTCTTCGTAAACGCCTTCTTTAAATTCCATCTTTTGATTGCTCCATTTCTTCAGGTGTTACATCCCAACAGTTTAAGTTGCCTGCCACTGTTCGTCTTTCACCTTCACCCTGAAAAGGGTACACCATGTGTTGTAGCCATGATGGAAACATCAAGAGCTTGCCAACTTCAGGTTTAATTATTCTTGCTTGTGCAGGTCGCAGTCTTTCAGGATCAATGATTTGATTGAGCCCATAAATAAAATTTAGGTACCCATCAACTGCACCTGATGAGTTGTATAAATCTAAATTTTTGTTGTCTTTAATTTGTGGTGGCACCATAGTCCAAGTGGCAAAAGAAATACCCATCAATGACTGAGTACCATGATCGTGCACTGGATTATAGTCACCTGCATAAGAATGTACTGACCACAGTTGATCCATCTCTACTCGTTTAGGATAAACACCACAACGAGTCATTTTGACAAAATGTTGAATGTACTGAACTCCTAGATTCTCCATAAGATGTGTGAATGGTTTTAATTCATCACACTTATGATCCATGGTGAGTTGTTCACCTGAATATATTTGCCCTACTAACACATCAGCACTGGATGTTTTGTTTTTATCAACTCTTAAATTATTCAAATGTTTATTAAGTAGATTAACCATGTCAGGAGTTAAATCGTGTTGCAACATCATGGCTGATGGCAATGGATAAACTGTAAACTTGATGCCTTCTTCACTCATTGGATAATTCCTTTATTAAACGATCAAGATACCATTGGCTTTTTTTTAAGTCTTCCAATGGATTGTCGTTTTTATATTTAAACCTGTGGTTGTACTTCAGCATAGAGCCTTCTAAATAATATTTAAAGCCATCACCTAATTGTTGTTTGATGTAATCAATTGACTCAATCCTACCTTTTAAGTAGTGAGGTGGCTCATTCACATAATCAGTGTTATCACTCATAACGAATTCTGTGGGCAACTAGGGAAAGCATAATGTTAAACAAAAAAGCTAAGTCACCCAACAGAAACTAAAATGGTATGTCTTCGTCTGTAACAGTTTTGACTGGCTCATCTTTAGCAAGATCAGCTAATCCACTTGAAGTCTCAGATGTTTCAAAACTTGAACCTGACTCTTTGGCACCTTTAAGTTCAAAACTTTCTTCGATAAGGTTTTGTTGCCATTCAGGTAAACCATCATAAATATCACACATGGCTTTGGTTTGCTCAGTGCTATCACCTGAAAACTCTTCACAGTAAACATCTAGGTCAAAGATAATCCCTGCATTAATAGTCTCAGTCTTTTTAAATTCATCAGGTTTAAAGATAGCTTTGACTCTAGCGTTACCATTGGCATTGTGCTCAATCTCTAAATTAGCAGGTGCACCTATCATTTTGTCCAAGTCAAAACCATCAAGTTCTTCTTTGGTAAATGATTTACCACGCCATGTAACTAAGTCTTTATATAAGGTGGCGTTCTCATTTAAAGATGCAGTGTAAGTTTTAGAAATGCTCATGGGTCTTCCATCAGACATTTTTTGCTCAGGTATTTCCCAAGTCACACTTAATGTTTTTCTTTTCTTAGTGTTGTCAGAATTTGGTTCTGCATCTCTAGGATAGGTTTCATTTCTGCTCCCTTGGTCTATAATCTTATAACAGACACCTAAGTGTTGTCCTTCAGGTAGAGCTTCAAACTCTTTGCTATCTGATTTAATAGTTAAACTCATAATCTTTTTACTCCATTGGTTGTAATTATTTGTAAATTAGTCTAGGATTGTACAGACTTTTATAGATATAGCAACAGGGAAAACAGACATTGAAAATTAGACGACCACCTTCCAAGAATTTTGAACGACCTTTATCAGGAGATATAGAGTCACAATTTTTAAGTTTTTTATCTGAACAAGGCATGGAAGTTGATCCACGCAAAGGTTTGGTGGTTGATGGGAGTATTGGTCGTGCTTACATCAACTTAGGTGGTGAAAGGAAGCTGTCAGGTTGGTATCAACTGTGGATGGATCAGAGTGTTCCATTTGGAAGGGTGGGAGATTACAGAGTATCTACAGACCAACCGACAGCGATTTGGAAACCTGAGAATCGTAAACGCCAAACCATTACCAAGACTGAACGAGAAGAAATAGATCGACTCAAGAAAGAAGTCGAAGTCAAGAAGGCTGAGAAACATACCAAATCTGCTAAACGCTCACAGGCTATGTGGGAGAAAGGCGAAGACTGTGAAAAACATCCTTACTTAGAAACCAAAGGAGTTTTATCTTATGGTTTGAAGGTAGATGAAAATGGACTCTTAATGATTCCTATGTTGAACAATGATCTCACTGTGGTGGGCATGCAATTTATCTCTGACGATGGCACCAAGCGTTTTTTGACTGGTTCTAAAAAAGCAGGTAGCTTTTTTATTCTTGGGCAAGAAATACTCAAGACCTCAGACACGATTTACTATGGAGTAGGTTAAGCTACTTGTGCTGATATTTACAGAGACATGTCATGTCCTGTGTTTGTTTCTTTCGATGCTTACAACCTATCGAAGGTTGCTGAAAGCGTTTTTGAAACACTTAAAGACAGACGACACATCTTTGTGGCAGACAACGATGACTCTAAGACTGGTGAGAAAGAGGCGATTAAAGCCTGTCAATGGATCATCAAACAAGGTGGCATGGCTGAGGTACATATGCCTGAGACTAAAGGTGATTACAACGATCACAAATCTGTCAGTGGTGAAGTCATCCCTGCTCTTAAGTTTGTCGATGTACCCACAGATGTCGATTTTGTAACCTCAGAAAAA